CTGCTTCACCCCCATCATATAAACTCTAAAGGTTTGCCCATTCACCAATCACTGGAAGGGTTTTATGCTAAAGAGTTTATATGGTGGAGATGCCGGGAATCGCACCCGGGTCCAGCTCGTCGTTGATTAGCTTCAACGTTACAATACTATTTAACACTCTTTAGGCAAGAATGTCAAGTTCTTTTTCTGCTTTTTGTTTAGTTTTTTCTTCTGGTGGAACAATCTTGCGTAGCCAACTGTCAGCAATGTATGCCCTTGGACTTGGACCAAAACCTATTTCCAAGTCTTCTGCTTCAATCCACCAGTAGTGATCGTGAACTAGGGCTTGACAAGGCAAAGAACGAAACTCCCATTCTTCACCTTGTTTAAACTTTCCAATGTATTCTGATACATTAACAATACGTCCTATATTTTCTGGACGTACTGAGAACACAATAACTGCTTTATCGCCTTTGTTTACATTCATAAACCGATTAATCCCCAGCCGTGATTTGCGATTGCGTTAGTGATAATAGCAAGACACGTTACGATATGCAGTAGTACCCATGTTGTTCGAATGATTGCAACACGGTCTGCTTTATCGTCTTCGTTGTAGGCTTTTTCGCCTATTGCCTTACACCAATATTCCCACATTACATATCATTCTTGCGGTCTTGGATTTCCTTACGGCGCTCTTTAGTTAGTTTGCCTAGATCACCAAGTGCTTTGCGAGCTCGTGCTGCCGCTGCTTTAACACCTTTTTCATCAAAGGTTTCTGCTTCTGCTAGGTAGTTGTTGTACGCTTGTACGATTTCTTCGTGTAATGTCATAATGTTCTCCTTTAAAGTACTTGAATGCCTGTAGTTTGTTGCGTATACTGACTTGCTAGTTCTTTTTCAGTTTTTGAAACACAAGTTACTGATGTGTTATTAATCTTAAACTTTGAGTCTGCTGATACGCTAAACATAAACGGTGCTAGTCCTAGTCCTTGTTGACCTGCAATCAATACCATTGGTTTTAAAATAATAGTATGTGTAGTAGTTTCATCTTCTAGTCTAGCAACCACTTCTTCGCCTGAAGTTAGTTTTAGAGACACGGTGTCTCCATTTTTGTATGGTGCTTCTATTAGCATGTTAATGTCCTATAGTGAATGGCCTGTGCCTGTATATCCTGTTTCTTCGATGTACTTTACTAGTTCATTATAGCCGCCAATCTTTGTACCGTTAACAATAATCTGTGGTACAGTACGAGCGCCCGGAAATGATTCTAGTAACTCTTCCTTGGTGTAATCAGTTCCAAGTGACTTGTATGTATACTTAAACTCACGAGTTTCGCAAAGTCTTTTTGCTTGGTCGCAGTAAGGACACATAGGTTTTCCATATATTTCAATCATAAACTGAATCCTTTGAGTGAATCTTTGTCAACATCTTGCTTGATGCCTCCAATGATATAAGACTCTACCTCTGTCTCCTGCGGTGCAACTTGCAAGCCTGAGCTAGACAACCAATGCTGTGTCCAAGGTAGTGGGTTAGTGTTTACTGGTGCATCAAAGATTGCATTCATGCCTAGTGCTTTTAGTCTGCGGTTAGCAATGTATTCAACGTATTGATGTAGCAGTGTAGTGTTAAGACCAATCATCGATCCGTCTTTGAACAAATACTCTGCCCAGTCCTTTTCTTCTTGTACACAAGTACGCCACAGTTCGTAAACTTCTTCTTCACACTCTTTAGCAATACTTGCCATTTCTGGATCGTCTTTGCCTTGTGCCCAAAGTTTAAGAACGTGTGTGCTTAGTGCAAGATGTTGTGCTTCGTCACGAGCAATCAATGAAATGATCTTTGCAGAGCCTTCCATTAGTTTTAGTTCGCCAAAGCCAAATGTACATGCAAATGATACATAGAAACGTAGTCCTTCTAGGATATTCACAGTCATCATAGCAAGATACATTTTCTTTTTAACTTCATGTAAATCGCCTTCACCGCGATGAAAGTATGCATCTGCTGCTTCTGTAAATGCATCGTAGTGTTTAGTAACACTTACTGCACGAGCAAGGATTTTTTCATCGTCAAGAATAGTATCAAATACTTCACTTGGGTCAGCATACACGTTTTTCATAATATGTGTATACGAACGTGAGTGAATAGTTTCAAAGAAGTCCCAGGTTACAATACAGCCCTCGAGCTCTGGTAATGATACGTGTGGCAGGAATGCTAGGCATGGTCCACGTCCTTGTACTGAGTCCAGTAGCGTCTGGTACTTTAGATTTGCTGTAAAGATATGTTTTTGTTCTGGGCGGAAGTTAGCAAAGTCAGCACGATCTTTTTGCAGACTAACTTCCTCTGGACGCCAGAAATAACCAAGCATAGTTTGATTTAGTTTATCAAACACTGGAAACTTGAAAACATCGTAGCGTTGGGTGTTTTGATCTTCACCAAAGAACATATTCTGTTTTGTGAAGTCAACTTTTTCCTTGTTGAATACTGTTTTTGACATTGAATCTCTTCCTTATATTACATCTAATACTACACTAGTTTGCGTAGCGTGTCAACCATTAGATTGCACACGCTTCACACATTTCATCCGATTCTTCACCGTTTACTGCGGGCTGAAGTTCTGCCATTGGCTTTTCTTCTTCAATCTCGCTTGGATCAGTTTTGTAATCATAAGTGTTCTGGTAGTAGCTAGTCTTCCATCCTAGTTTGTAAGTTGTTAGCAAATCTTTAATCATTACACTCATAGGCACTTCGTTATCTGGGAAGTGTGTTGGATTGTAACTCCAGTTGCCACTGATTGCTTGATCAAAGAACTTTTGCATTACCGCGACAATATTGATGTAACCTTCGTTGCTAGGCATGTCCCACAACAAGGTGTAGTGTTGCTTAAGGCTTTGATATTGTGGAACAATCTGCTTAAGAGGCCCTTTCTTTGACTTCTTAACGGACAAGTATCCTCTAGGTGGTTCAATGCCGTTTGTTGCGTTCGACACAACGGAACTGCTCTCCGATGGCATTTGTGCGGACAAAGTTGAGTGCCTGAGCCCGTGTTCCTTAATGTCATTACGGAGACTATCCCAATCATAGTTTAACTCGTTTGCTACAATACTATCAACATCTTTCTTATATGTATCAATAGGAAGAATGCCGTCGCTGTATTTAGTACGGTTAAAATACTCACAAGCGCCACGCTCTTTAGCAAGACCGTTTGATGCTTTTAGTAAGTAGTACTGGAATGCTTCAGTTAGATCATGTACTAGTTTCCATGCTTCTGCGTCTTCGTATTTGACATGATTCTTAGCAAGGTAATGTGCTAGACCAATATAACCTACACCGAGCGAACGACGAGCTTTAGTTGACTTCTCGGCAGCTACAATAGGATAGCGTTGATAGTCAATAATCTCTTCAAGCGCACGTACTGCTAGGTCACATAGTTCTTCTAGATCGTCTAGCGACTTAATAATGCCTACGTTAATAGCACTTAGAATACATAATGCAATCTCGCCTTCTGGATCATCAATGTGTTGTAACGGCTTAGTTGGTAGTGTAATCTCTTGACACAAGTTACTCATATATACTGTATCTTTGAACGAACTATGTGTATTAGCATGGTCAACGTTCATGATGTAGATACGTCCTGTTTCGGCACGTTCTTTAATCAAGTCTGAGAACAGTTCCATTGCAGGAATGGTTTTCTTTTTGATGCTTGTAGCACGTTCATACTTTTCGTATAGTTCTTTAAACTTGTCTTGGTCGCTGTAGAATGCTTCGTACAGCCCTGGAACATCATGTGGCGAGAAAAGAGTGATATTTCCGCCGGCTAACAAGCGTTCGTACATTAGTTTGTTTAACTGAATACTGTAGTCTAGCTTACGCACACGGTTATCTTCTGTACCTTTGTTGTTCTTTAGTACAAGAATGTCTTCCATTTCTTGATGCCAAAACGGGAAGTGTGTTGTAGCCGATCCGCCACGTACACCATTCTGTGTACAGCAACGTACTGTGCTTTCGAACTTCTTAAGGAACGGGACAATACCAGTGTGTGCTACTTCTCCGCCTCTGATTTTTGAGTTGACTCCGCGAATGCGTCCTGCATTGATGCCGATACCTGCTCGCTGTGCAGTGTATCTACCAATCGCCATATCGCTAGCGAAGATACTATCAAGGGTGTCGTCGCTATCAACAAGGACGCATGAAGCAAACTGTCGCACAGGTGTACGGACGCCGGCCATGACTGGCGTTGGGATATTGATTTTAAAAAGTGAGGTCGCATCGTAATATCTCCTTACATAGTGCATGCGTGTTTCTTTAGGATATTGTGCAAACAGAGTTGCAGCAATCATCATATACATGTACTGCGGAGTTTCAAACATTTCGCCACTTGAGCGATCTTGACACAAATACTTGTCAACTACTTGGCGCAAGCCTGCATAGGTAAAGTTTTCATCACGCTTGTGATTGATGTAAGTGTCTAAACGATCAATCTCTTCTTCAGTGTATGCTTCAAGGATAGCAGGATCATATACGCCGCGTTTGATATTTTGATTGATAATATCACGCAATGGTAAAGACTCGTACTGTCCGAATACAGTTTTATATGTTCCGTATAGTAGTAGTCTAGAGGCAGCAAACTGATAGTTTGGGTTTTCAAGACTGATAAGATCGTTAGCAGAACGTACCATGATGTCTTGAATCTCTTCTGTACTCATTCCATCATAAAACTGTATGTTAGCATTCATTTCAATCTGACTACTACTAACTCCCGCTAAACCCTTACATGCTTCTTCTACTACAAAGTGTATTTTATCAATGTTTAACGGAACTTTTGAGCCGTCTCGTTTAATGATGTGAATGCCATTGGACATATTGTTCTCCTAATATATTGTGTCTGTTTTCTATTGTGTTCATATTTATTGTATCGGTGGCATACGGTAGGTCTGCTGTGGCTTTAAATGATCTGGTAAAGATTCTTTTAGCACCACTGCACCTCTATCATAACCTAATACATGCTTATCATCGACGATTAACAAGTAAAGCATATCGCTCTTCTCTTGGTCGACATAGATATGTATCTCAAATAAAGACTGGTTAAAGCGTTCAGTTAACTGTAAAGAATAACACATTCCTAGTACGATTCCGAAGTCACAATACTTGTTCTCTTCGATCATCTGCCAAGGGTCAGGCCAGACAGTTTCGTCCCATGGATCTGTGTATATGCTAACTAAAGGTGCGCGGTTGTAATACTCTTGAACTGCCCGGAATGGATCTTCTGATTCTTCAAGATCATCGCGGAACTTTGCCCAAGAAATGAGTCGTTCTTCATATTTTTTGTCAAACATTAAGATACCGTGTTAAGTTTTAACATGTGATTTCATAGTATAATACATGGTTCCGATGTCATTTGCAATAGCATTTGAGTAAGTTACTTCTACAGCGTCAGTTAAGTTATCCGAATCAAAGTCTAGAACTCTTGCTCCAAAACTTATAGACTCTTCATACGTACTGTCGCCCGTGTAGTCATATTCGTACTGTACGGAAACTGTATCCGGATCTACATCAGTGTTCAAACTCACTGTTATAGAACCATTGTAAGTAGCATCTACTAATGCACTTGAGTAGTAGAAGTCTACGGTGTAAGACGCAGTTGTCTTACCAGGAAGCCTAAACGCAACACCGTCTATTGTGTTACCTTCCATCTTAGCTTTCATAGGGTATTTAAAGTTTGTTGTACCCGGTGAAGCAACTTCTGGCAAGTAATCAGTGTATGCGTAGCTCAATGATATAATGTCGTTGCTTAGAATGTTTTGAGCAAGACTTGGAGTTATAGATATAGTGTCACCGGACGATACAGTGCCTGCAGAGAATGCAGTTACAGTATGTACAGTTGATCCTAAGATAAACTGGCGTCCAACAACATTACTTTCTTCTTCATCAATATGAATAATGTTAAAAGTGTTGTTGCCTGCAAGTTGGTTTATTCTTACACGTACTGACAAAACATTTTCAGTATTGCCTAATGTAACACGTCTGTCAAAGTAGTCGCCATCACTTGCGCCGCCGTCTAAGAACTTGATAACATTAGTTGTAGTATTGTTTTCGCCTGCGCCGTTTGTTCCTACTTTAGAGTATCGGTTGTTGATACTCATAATACCAAATCCTGCTTCTTGTAGTATAGCTTCTTTAGCGATTGTTTT